TAATTCCAATGATGTCTCTTTAGGCTTGACTCTTCTAGGGAGGGTAAACGGGGATAATTCGGGAATCGATTTCGGTGACGGTCTAGATGCGTCACTATTTATCTTATCTAAACTGGATACGAATGAAATACTGGGTAGAGTAATAGAGGATTGTGAAGCAGTTGGGAGACCTAAAAATAAGCCATATTGCTTGATGAGATCAACAATAGTTGGTCTATTGTTCATAACAAAGATTGATTTGAGAATGGGAGTAAAACTAGTTGGTGTGTCTTCCAAATTTCTGTGAAGTTGTTTTAAATTTTTATCAATAGTTTTAGGATTAGTAAATGAATAAGGGAATTTTGAATAGACCATACAATATAAAATTACTCCTAGTGACCAAACATCAGTTGCCTTTAACTGTTCAAATGTTAATTTATCATTAAGGATAACTTCGGGTGCAAGTGTATAGGGAGTACCGGCTTTGGAACTGGTGCAATTTTGCGAAATGCGGATTGTTCCTTTATTTTCAATATATTTGGAAAGAAAAAGAGGGTTTCGATTACATGATAAGCCAAAATCAATGAGCACTACGCGAAAATCGCCATTTTTGTCTATGACGACCATAATATTCTCAAGTTTTAAATCACGGTGCACGATTTCACATGTATGTAAGATATTGACAGCTAACAATATTTGTCGAAACAAAGTTTTGATAAGAGAATGAGTCATAGTGTTAGTCTTAATGTATTTGGCCAAATTAGGTCCATCAATATATTCCATGATAATGGCAAACAAGGGAGTTCCATTTTTAGGGATGTATTGATATTCCTCCAGTTTAACAAAAGGCGAGACATTGTCGAGTTGTTTGGTTAGCCATTCTAAAGTAGAAATTTCACTTTTGGTGAGCCAAATAACTTTATCTTTAGTGGTTTCAATGAGTTTAAGGACAGAAAAATGGTATGCTCCCATTTTCAAAACTTTATAAACCAGACCGAATGCTCCTTTATCCAAAAGTTCAATTATTTGATAGATATCATTATTAATTTTGATAGCATCGCCAATATTGATCGTATCGCCCATCGAAAATAAAAAGCAATGCTTCTGAACTATATTAGCTCCATATAAATAAAGCAAAAATTTGAAAGAAAATTAGTAAAAATATCTACTACACTTTACCGAAATGAATGTCGATACAAGATTACAGACTGACTCCACTTTTTTATGGCCTGCCCCTAAAATAGATTTGCCTCTTGGTAAATTAGAAATAAAGTTAGAGTGGTATAATAAATCTGATTTGGATCTACAAGTTTTTTGTGCATGTGGTTCTGATATATGTTTTAAGTCGAAAGAATGTACAAAATGTAAGGGGTGGTTGGACCGTGATTGTAACGCTCGTTCTTTTGATGCCATCGAAAATCCTAGTGAGACAATCGAATTCCCGAATGCTATTAATGGATATTACCAAATTCGCGTGAATGATTATAAATCTTATACTACTGAACCAACTCCATTTAAAGTGACAGTTACTTTACATAAACTGGGATTGAATTATGTATTTGATGGAATGGTATCAAAGAAAGGAAGCTTAGTAATTTATGAAGGTCTAATTTTAGAATTGTTTCCAGAATTACAACGGTCAGAGAAAGACACAACTGGTATGGGTTTAGTATTTAGCCAAGACACTGATATCAGACCATTGGGTGGTATTTCATATGACACCCAGTATTCCAGTACAGGACAAACCGCCAGATTTCATATGTGTGGTATGATGAGTGATGACTTATTTAGCGCTCCACAACAACAGCAACAATATTATGGGCATTCATCATATGACTTAGAACTTGATTCAACACGAGTTTAGAAAAGTTGACCACTCTTCCTAAATTTTAGAAATAACCACCAAATCCATAACTTGAATGTATTGTTTCAACGCGATGAACAGTGTTTTTTGGGAACCAGAGTAGATCTCTTTCCTTAATCAATGTTGTGTATAGATGGATTTCTGTATCTGTTGCAAAATTCAATAGGTCATCCGACGACATTTGGTTGAGTCTGGATAAAGGAAGGTCTAGTTTTTGAAAATCAGTATCGGATAATAACCACCATCGCTTTAAACCTTTAAATAACTGCATCCAACCACCGCATCCTTGATAAGGTGGGTCTTGATGAAATCCGGTGATCCTGTTTTTTTGTGTCCAGATCCAGGTTAGTTTGTGTTTATCATATTTATCTAATCTTTCCTTGGTTTTTTGGAGCCAATTTTGGTCCATTACAACCGGATAATCGACCGGTGTGTCAAAGTAATTATAAATGAGCTGATCATTTTCGAATTGTTTTTGAATGGTGACTAGATCATGATAGACATAATTTTCTAAATCAGAATCAAAACTAGAAAGTGGAGTGGTTTGATGGATAGCAGTGGTTTCAAATTGTGATTGGTTAAGGAATTGGCAATTGGTGACAACGAAAGGTTTTATTGATTGTCGAGTCAGTGTACAAAACTGTTCAAGAGTGAATTCTGATCCATTATGTCTTGGTAGTTCGACTATCATGTTATAAATTAGAGAAATCACTCAGCCCTAAATTGGAATTGATACAGAATTCTTACTCTAAATCTCATCATTTATAATAACATCATCTATAATAACATCATCATCTATAATAACATCATCATCTATAATATCATCATTCAAGTATGTTGTTGATACAGGTACTGTTGTCTTTGGTAGTATAATAGGTATTGGTAAGATCGAATATACTGGTGGTGTGGTGACAATACTATCATAATTGCTATAATACAAATAGTTACTGGGTCCAAGATTTTGTGGGCAGTTTGATTTTTGGCAGTTCAATGGATTTGGGTGACTACATTGTTCTCTAAATTTCCGTAATGTAATACTAATTCGTCCTAGTTCTTTCTCACTGCCGATTTGGCGTACAGGTCGGATCTCATGTAAAACTGAACCTTGCAGGAGGAGACTGCCATGTCTGGCTTGAATCGATACTCCTTGACCAGTCAGTGGGTTTCCAGCATAATATTTCATTGGTATTGAAAAATCACGTAAGATTGTGATAGTTGCTACAGTACTATCAGACCACCAAGCAGTATTATTTAACATAAGAAACTTTTCATCATCAGTATGAGGGGAAATATAGTCAGTGCCATTATAACGATAACCGTTAACAATGCTAGTATCTGGTTGAATTTTAAATCCAAGTACTGTTGAACTCATTAATTTGGTAACTAACTGTTGAAAAATTGTTGTGAATGCGCCATCAGATCGACGAAAGACCGTTTTACCTTTAAAACGATAATGTTTACCTGATACAGGCTCCGGAACATAAGCATAAGTTAGACGTTTGGGTGTTATTGTACGATTAAAGTTGCCTAGATAACTATGTTGACCTAGGCAACTTTGATCAGTTGAGACTTGCTGGAAAAAACGAGTTGCGGTTGTATCGTCAAGAAAATTGGGTATATATATCAAATTAATACCACTAGATCTTAGGTCTAGTGGTGTTTGACCATCATATTCGGATACAGAAGTGACACTTTTATAGACAGGGGGCATTGTTGTTTTTTAGACTTGATCGTCAGATATTTCTTGAATTTTTTATAATTTTTTACCTTTACTGAAATTTCAAAAAATTTGAACATTTTATTAGAAAGTATAAAACCCAAAATTAATACGTATTCTATTATGGATGACGAGTTCAATGTTAATTTACGCGATAATTTGAATACAAATGAAGATCCATTTGGTAATGGTAATCCTGATCAACTTGGCCAGGTACCAAAAAATCAGCAAATCGCTGATCCGAATGTTCATATTTGGATTAGACAGCGAGGTCGTAAACATGTTACTACTCTTTCTAATTTATCAGAGGAGCGTGTTCCACCTGGATTAGAAGAGATGTGTAAGACTCTGAAAAAGAAGTTTGCTTGTATAGGAAAGGTGAAACCAGATAAGGAATCTGGTGGGAAAATAGTGGAGTTTTCTGGTGACCAAAGAGAAAATATTAGAAAGTTTTTAGTGGAAAAGAAGATTGTTGAACTGAAAGACTTGAATATTCACGGATTTTAGATATTTCACGACGGGGAGCCCAATTTTATATTGGCACTGACGGTGTGTGTACAGACACCATCTTTTTCCCATCAGCATCAGCATCAGCATCAGCATCAGCATCAGCATCAGCATCAGCATCAGCATCAGCATCGTTATTGGTCAGACTCCGACGCCTTCCACTGGATATAACATGATCTATATAAATGAATACTAAATAGGCTATATATATGATTATAATAATTACAATTAAAGGCATGCAGGCCCATAGTAACATGGCGTAAATGGTATTAATAAAAAAACTCTGCAAGTCGATTGCGTTATTGTTATAACTATCGCTATTGTTATTGTTATCGTTATTGTCAGAACCTTTGGCACCCAGGCTATCGTAATCTATAATATTAACAGTATCATCAGGTTCGATGATGTTATTGACATTATCAGTCGCAGTATTAAGCGTGCCATCAGAACTAACGGGGGTCGCGACATCATCAACTGCATCAGTCACAGTATTACCACCAGTATTAAAGATATTAGTAACCGCACCTTCGAATGCATCACCAACAATATCATCAACAATAAACTTTTTACCACTTCTCCTTAGAATAGCCAAATCTGAATGAACGATTAATTTGGGAAAAGAAGGAGTTAATATACCAAAACATGGACTCAATTGCATTTTAGCTGGATTTGCGCAAATTTTGCCAACTTGCGCATTTAAACAGAATCTTGTGAAACGACCGCCAGTTCCGAAATACCGACTCATGTTGGAATTATATTTATTTATATTTTTTATATTTTTTAACATCAAAACAACATTTTTTTATACAACTGATAACTTGAATATTATGTGGTAAACCCAGAATTAATTTATTATTATTAACATGGGTTCAGTCTGATTCGCTTTCCAACTCCTCTAGATATTCTTCCAAATAATCATCAATATTACCGTTAAATTCGATGCATGTGCCAATATTATTACCATTTTCATTTTCTTTTTCGCAAATATAGAGTCGGTAATCATCGAGTTCCCGTACTAAATAGGTATCATGAGTGACTAAGAGAACGCCGCACTCTAGGGTGTTGATTAGTTCTGAAAGAGTTTTGATAGTATAAAGATCTAGATTGTTGGTTGGTTCGTCAAAAATGATAAAGTTAGGTTGAAGAAAGGCTAGATAGGCAAATATAACTCTGGTCTTTTCTCCGCCAGAAAGAGTCGATATTTGCTGGTGGTGTCGATTTGGTGGCAGACTGACCAATGATAATTGTTTTCTGATATCTTGTTCACATAATCCTGTCCACTTTTCTTGAACGAAACTGACTGGTGTTTTGGAATAATCAAGGATATCTTCATAGAATTGCGAAAGATAACCAAATTTGATACGTGGATCAGTTGTAAACTGCGAGTCACAACCAATAGTGCCCGAACCGTTTTGTGGTTCTAATTTACCCATAATTAGTTTAAGTAGGGTTGATTTACCTGATCCATTATCGCCAACAATCACAACTTTTTCATTAGTCTTACAGCTAAAAGAGGGATAGTAGAACTTGGGTGAGGTACATTCTGAATCATATTGATAGTATACCTCTTTGAGTGAAATCTCGTATTGCTGATTAGTAGTATCGGTGTCGATTTCCAGTCTGACTCTGGTTTCTCTAGGTCGAGCAACACGAGCTTCGGTCTTTTTCATTTTTTTCTTATCTTTGTTGAACTGTTTGACTTTTAGTTGGAATTCATGTGTCTTTTGTTTTAAATATTTATCATAATTACCACGATAAAGTGTCAATTGACCTTGATCGATTTCTAATAATGAGTCGACAATGGTATTAAGAAAGTCCATATTATGGGTCACTATAACCAGAGTCACTTTATCTAACGTTTGTAAATAGTGAGAGAGCCAACTAATCGCATGGAGATCCAAATGATTAGTTGGTTCGTCGAGTAAGAGAAAGGTGGGTTCGAGAAAGAGTAGTTTGGCTAGACCAAGTCGCATTCGCCAACCTCCCGAAAAACTGTTGACTGATTTTTGACAGTCGGTGAAACCCATACCTGTTAGGATTTTTTTAACACGTTTTTCAATCATATAAAATCCATCAGTGAGGGCTCTTTCTCTTAGGTAGTCCCCTTTCTCCTCTAACTCTATTTCTTGCTTGGAGAGCCAATCCTCATAGTCTTCGATATTTCCATCGGTACTATAATCTTCATGTCGAATAGTATCAATATTTTCCATCGCCATTTCCAATTGTTGTTTTTTAGATTCGAAATGCTCTCTTTCCTTTAACCAGTCAAGATAGTTGATATTGGCATCGACCATTTCTTGAAAGATAGAGTGGTCACCAGTGGGTAATGTTTGCGCCAGACCAAATGGTTTGATAAATGAAGGAATATGACCTTGAAGAATGGCATTAAGTAAGGTGGTCTTACCTTGTCCGTTACGGCCAATAAGACCGAATTTCTTGCCTTTTTGAATGACGAGATCGGCTTTATTAAGGATAACGTGTCCAGAGGTACCACTTGCAATTTGGAGGGATAATGCTTTGATGTTGATAATAGTTTCGGGGTTTTTGTTGTCTACTTCGTAGGATACTTCCATTTCGATTTTACTTTGTATATTTCATACAATAAAAGTATCATTTTTTCGACGCAAAGCAAATTAAGCTAGTGTAAGATATAATCAGTTAATTCAGCAGTATGGGTGTCATTTGGATAGTCGATTTCTTTTAACAGAGTTTCCGCGTCTTCGATTACTTTATCAGTTTCGGATATTAATGTCTGGCAACGTTCGAGATGCTCAAGGATTTCAATAATAGGTAAAAGTTTGTTATTTTTGGCCATGGGATAAAAAATAATAAAATAACAAATTTTTTCTAGATGTGTATAGTGTAGTATATGTCTTGTCTATATTAGAGGTTATCCTTATGGTGTAGGGGCCATACAGATAGGGGCAATCAAATATGAACTAAGCCCACATGATGCACTGACACAGGCTGTGAAAAAAGGGCCTGTCGTGATACATGGAATAGCACATGCCCCGAATGCTGCGAGACAAGCGAGTGGTCCGCCTTGAACGGTGGTAATTAGGAGGGCAATAGTAATAAGTGTGATGATAGGAAACATTTTGAGTTGTCCAGATAATTCCGATTCTTGTGAATTTTCATCATTTTTTCATAAATTTAAGAAGTAATATGATGAACCAATATAATATGAAGTATGTTGTTGTCCAATTTGATACAAGATTCAAGTAACTTGGCCCTCATTCTTTGCTTGATTCTTTTTTAGTGCGCGTCTATTTAGTGTGTGTCTGCATTTATTTGTTCCACCTTGCAAATGTTTAAATCCATTGGCTCGATAAATTTGTCCAGTGGCGACTACATCGGCTTTAAAATGGGCAACTCTTTCACACTTTATTTGACCATCACTTGTACTCCAATAGACATAGCGAAGGTAAGGGATTTGTTTCATCTTGTGGGCACAATGTTGACAGGGTTTGGCATCGGCTATTTCTCCAGCTCTGGTGATCCGGATCACCATAAGGTCAACTTGCTTGCGCTTTGAACCCTTTTTGTTCTTCTCGTAAAATACACGGCTTGCGTAGAGTTGCGGCCTCGGCATGATGAAAGTGAGAGTAGTTGGTGGAAAGATTATGAATCTCTCGACCACGAATCAGTCCAGCAGCTAGATGGTACTTTCCGGCCAAGTGAATGTTCTTAAGGGCATGATTACGCAAACGACATACAAAATGATCCAAAT